AAATTGCATACGAGGATGGCAATTTTTCATTTGCACAACCCCAACAATTTAGTGAGTTGGTAATAATGGATCGTGGTAATTTCTCAACGATTCGTAAACAGGATGAACAGGCCATAACCGGGTCGTTTTCGTTTCATTTCCGACAATTCACCGATTCAGTAAACGCCGGATCAGTACGCGATTTTATTAACCAAACAGGATCGTACAGTGGCAACACATCCACAGGTACAAGTGGCGTACCATACGTTGAGCATTATTGTATTGATATCAAATACACCGCCGAGGGCACCGATTTTGGCGATGCAAACGACCACACGGTTACATTGGCCAAATGCGTTTGTACGTTGGATTTTGCCGAGGGCGATCCGAGTGCGTTTACACTCAATTTTACATGTTATGGCGGTGCAACCGTAGCGTAAACCAACAACAACGAGGCATATTATGTTGGATCTAGGTAAATTAGGTAAATACGAAATTGTAACGCCATCCAGTATGGCCACGTGTTGGGATTTTGTTGCCATTTGGGGTGGCGAGCCCAACCGGGCACAATTGGCGCGTTTGTGTGCCGGTGCCATTGGTGTGTGTGTAGACCATGCCAAATGTTTGCCGGCGTACCGCGTTGTGGATGGCGATCCAATTGCGTATGGGCACACGATTATGGATCGGTTGTTGGCACAGGGTGTAACGCCCGGTGATGTATACGGCATGGGTGTGGAATGTTTGATCGCAATGACAAAACAAATCCCCACCAACGATGCCGTTGAGGATACGGCAAATTTTACGTAACCACCCGTGGCCAATTAGATTTGTTGGCATTACGGGTGGCCAGACATTGGAACCAACCACCAAATTGGTTTTACACGTTGGATGCCCAAACCCGCATTGCATTAATTGCCGAATACCGTTTACATAACGAATCGCCCGACCAAATTAATAAACGCATATCGGATGGTAAACGGCTACAATTAGATCGAATGATTGCAAAACAACGGGCAAACAATGGGCGATAAAATAACCAGTGGTAAATGTACGGCACAGTTTGATACCAATTTGGATCAAATGTTTACCGGTTTGTTGGCAACCGTTGCGCCCAATGCCTCGTTAATCATGCAACAAACATTGGACACCATCGAGCGGGATGCAATACCAGATTGGCCAAAACGCCAACCCACAGTACGCGAAAAGGATGGCAAGGTAACATTTTACCGGGATGATTCGCAAAATTCGTGGCGTATGTTTGTACGGGGTACGCGAGTGGATGCCAATGGCAATATCGTTGTTTATTTGAAAAATACGGCCCCATATTCGTACATGATTAAGTACGGCGAGGATAGCGTAAACAACCGTGGCGGCCAAATCATTGCACCACAGGGTAAACGGGTGGCCGATGAAACATTAACCAAACCAATGCGCAAACAGGCCAACAAGGTTGTAAAGGCGTTGGCCGATGATTTGATCAAAAGGGTGTAACCATGGCAACGGAAGAAAAGAAAAGCATTGAAATATCATACAAGGCCAACATTAAGGATCTTGTATCGAAATTAGAACAGATCCCCAACGTTACCAAAGAGGAGGCCAAAAAGATGGTGGCGGCGTTGGATCGCCAATTAAAGCAAGCCGAAAAGGCCGCCAAAAAGAGTGCCGATGCACAAAAGAAAGTTGCAAGCGAAATGGCAAAAGCGGCCAAACGTGGGGCCCGTGATTTTGATGATTTGGCCGATAGTGCGCAACATGCCGGCCAACGCATGGAAATGGTGGCCGAAAAATCGGGGGATATCGATCGGGGGTTTAGTGGTGTTGGGTTGGCATTACGCGGTGTAAATCCACAATTGGCCGAGGCCGCCGATGGTTTGGCGGATACGTTTGCCGTGGTTGAATCGTTAATTATGGGGTTTGGTGCATTAAATCCAATCGTGTTGGCGGGTGCCGCCGCCGTTGGTGCATTGGCATTGGGTTACATGTCGTATGCCGAGGAGGCCGAAAAGGCCCGGCAATTGGTTTTGGATTTACGGGATGCCCAACGATCGTTAAATGATGAAACGATCGAACAGGAAAACAATTTATTGGATGCGGCGGGCAAATTACGCGAATTGCGCGGCGAATATGGGGTAGCCACCCAACAAATTGATAAATACCAATATGCCATTGAACAGGCCGGCGAACAGGCCAACGAATCGTTTACCGCCAACATTACACAGGCCAAACAAGCCATTGCGGCCCGTGAATTGGAATTGAAAACGGTACAGGCGTTAATCGAGGCCAATAAATCGGGTGCCGATGTTGTTTTATCGGATGATGAAAAAGAGCGTTTACGCGTTTTACAGTTACAAACCGATACGGTAAACAACCAATTGGATCTAACCAAACGGGGGATAACCGAGCGCACGGCGTTGGCCCATTTAGAGGATGAGATACAAAACCGTATTGCCCAACAACAAAAGGAAATGCAAGCCATTGAGGCGATGCGCACCGAGGCCGTGGATCTCGCAATGCAAATGGCCGAGTTTGAAAACGAAATGGCGATAGCATCCGAGGCACAGGCCAACGCAAAAGAGCGTACCGCCGTTGCCACAAAAGAGATTGCCGAGGTCGATCCGTTTGATTCCGAGGCCGTACAGGGTGAATTAAACGCAATAAAAGCCCGCAACGAATTACAAGCCCAATACAACATGGCGTTGTTAAGTGATACCGACAAACAAATACAAAAGGTTGAAGATCGTTATAAATCCGAGTACGAAAATTTATTACGATTGGGCATCATTAGTGGCGAGGAACAACTAGCCCAACAAATGGCATACGAATTGGACAAACAACGGTTACAGGAAATTGACGAGATCCAACAAGCCAACCATGAAAAGCAATTGGCCAGAATTGAAGAACAAGTATCAAAATACACGGCAATGGGTAACGTGTTTACGGGTGCCATTAAAACATTTGCCGGTGCCATGGGTGAGTATTTGGAGAACACCGATCGGGCCACCGAGAAAAGTGTAAAACGGTTATTTCGATTGGAACAAACCGCGGCGGTTGCGGATATTGGGATGGAAACGGCCAAGGGTATTGCATCCTCGTTATCGTTACCACCCGTTGTACGTGGTGCGGCCATTGCGGCCATTGTGGCGGCGGGTGCGGCCCAAACGGCGGCGGTTTTATCTCAACAACCACCAACATTACACATGGGTGGTATGGCACCCGATGAAACAAACGCCACGTTGTTAACAGGCGAGGCCGTACTCGATCGTACAACCGTACGCAATTTGGGTGGATCCGAGGGTGTGCGCCAATTGCAAAATGGCCAAACAGGCAACAACAATGTGGTTATAATACAACCATTTAAACATATTGATCGGTACAACCGATCGGCACGCCGTTTGGCGGGTAAAGTACATGCGGGGGCATACTAATGGGCACTAATAGAACACCGGACAACGTACGCGGTTTTATCGTACCGTGGCGTATGGATAAATCGAATTATTGGGCCACCGAATCAAACGCAACACAGGGTACAAAACGGGCCGGTGTACCAGAGGCACAAACACCAACCGGGTTGGTACTCGGTGCCCGTGGCCTCCAATCCGATACCGTGGATGTTAAAACCATCGAGGGCGGGCACATATCCGAGGGTGCAAAATTTGGTTGGAAATATGCCACCGATTCCAATTATTATGCCCACAATGTGCCAAATGTATTAACCGGTGTGGATGCCGTGGCAAAATTAAGTTTGGCGGGCCAACAATACATTACCCGCGCGGCGGTTACCACCGATATTGGGGCCGTGTTGTGTGCCGTGGAATATACACGATCCACCACAAACAATGTACGGGTTTACAAAATCGATCCAGATGGCACCACCACATTATCGAGTATTGATACGGTGGCCGTTTCGGATCTCGGTGGCCAATTACGCCACCCCACATTGATCACATTGGCCAATGGCAATGTATTGTTGTTGTTTTATGGCGTGGATACCGGATCGGATACGGCCAACATTGTTGTGTACCAAACAACCGATGGCGGGGCCACGTGGGATCTAATCTCAAAACGTGCATTGCAAACCCCGATCGATATTAGCACGGGTACATTGGGCCGCATCAGTGGAGCGGCGACCGCATCGCAAGTGTTGTTATTTATGGAAACAATAGAAACCACCGGCAATAACCGCAATTTGGGTTACCAATATGCCAGTGTATCACAGGGTGCAAAATTCCAATATGTTGGCGAATCACAAGCGATCGACACAACATACCGTATGCACCAAACAAATGTGGTGGAATACAACGGGGTGTTTGTTGTATCGTTTATTCGTAACGAGGATACGATCGGGATTACCCAATTAACGGATGCGTTTGATTCCATATTTAACGCATTGGTGTTTACCAACGTAACCGAAATAACGGGCGTTGATTTTGCGACCACGGTATCCAGTGCCATAACGGGTGGCGATAAATACATGCACATGGATCGGGATGGGCGCATATACATTTATGCCAGATTGCTATCAAATACCGTTTTGGCGTGTGCATACTCGGATTGTATGGGCATTGAGGCCGTGGAATATGGGCGCACATGGTATTTAATGGGCACCGACCAAACCCAAATGCAACATGCACAGGTATTTGAGGGTGGATCGTGTGGAGATGTTGCCAACATTGCCACCACGTTTTACAATGGCCAACAATTGATGTTGTGCCAATGGTTGGCCAACGGTACAAATAAATACCAATACAGTGTAATGGCGTTGCGTTTTGGGATGTGGGCCACCAAAACAAACCCCGCGTTGGTTGGATTCCCAACCGATGCCGAATACGCGCACAATACATTTGATTGGGCCCCATGCGATTTGCCAACACAGGGTGGGCAATGGGCGTTAACCCAATCACCATTAAACCCAACAATATTGTTGGATGCCGATCGATTGGATACAACCGCCGCCGCCAATCGTTATTACGAATATCGGCGCACCATTGCCGATAAATCACAGGGTGCAACCATGCACGTTGCATTGGATGGTGTAACGGGTGGTGGTGCATCCCAAGGGGTGTACATTGGGATCCAGATTCAGACCCCGGCATCCTCAACAATTGGGTACCATGTACGCGTTTACATTGGGCCAACCGCGTTGTATTTGTACGACATGGTGGGCAACCAATTGGACAGTGTAACCGGGTTAACATTGGATGGTTACGCATTGTATTTACATGTTGATAATACGGATGGCACCACCACATTGTATTACGCCAACATAAATGGCCCACGCCAATATGGTGTATTGAGTGGCCGCGCCCAAACCATTGGTGTAACCACCAACCAATACGCATGGGGTACCACAGCCACAACAATTGGCACCACATCCAATTGGGCGTATGTATCGGTATCCGAGGGTAACGAAATGGGGATCGGATTAAACGCCACCCCAACCAATGGCAAGCTGTACCCCGGCATGGGATTTTATGCGGGATTGGATGCCGGCCTATATATTACCACACAGGATGGCCCCGCACGTGAAACCGACCAATGGGAGATTACACCACAATACGACACCCCAACCGAGCGTGTACTATTTCCGTTGTACCCATCCCGTGGCGTTTCATGGCGATCCGATGCCGTGGATAATCCGGCCACAACATTGGTGCCAACAAACGAATTGGCATGGGCGTTGGATCCCGATAATTTGGGCGTGGATGTACGGGCCCGCAATAGCGTTGTGGGCATCCATTTAAACAATATCAATTTTCGTAATTTCCGTATTTGGCGTTACGAATCGAGCGCATGGGTATTACATGCCACGGTATCCAATCAGGTTGGCAACGAGTTTCAATACACACGATTGGGTAATACGGTGCGCATTACGGACACCACCACCGATCGGCCATTTTTGCATTACAACGAATGTGCGGGGTGGTATTTGGTAATGGTGGATGATGAGGATAACGAATACATGCGCAAAATCGTTACCAATTCCGAGGGTGTACTTGATAATACGAGCCAAACCAAAACGGTTGTGTTTACCATCGAGGATGCACAACCAACCGATCCAACATCCGGTGGCGAGTGTTATTTAGTGCCAAATGCATGTACGGTGTTGTTGCATGGCATAACCGATGTTGCGGGATTTAGGATCCAGATCCCAACCCAACACACCCAAACGGGATATTTTGAGATCGGCCACATGGTAATGGGCCCCGTTGTGATTCCGGCCACACAATATGGCCGTGGGCGTACGATCAATTGGGAGGCCAACACCGACACCACCACAGGGCCAAACGGCGTACAATATGCCAAATCATTGGGCAATGGTGGCCGTACGGTACGCATTGCGTGGGTGGATGGTGTGGATATATCCGAATTGTACCAATACACACCGAGCCCCGATTATTACACCACCAAACCCGGCGGGTTACCAGAGGCGGCGATCGGGTCGGCACCAACAACCATGTACGGCATTGTGCAACAAATGCAAGGTGCAAACAACGCCGTTGTGTATTTGCCAACCATCGATACCACCGATACACAAACATACGACATAATAAACCGATACCACGACCATGTAATGGTTACGTTGGGTGATGATATCCAGATCGAAAACGTGATCGGGGATGAATCGCAAAACGAGGTATTGAGGGTGGGCACCGTTGTAATGCGTGAGGTGAGATAATGACACCGGATCAAATGTTGGGCGGTTTGCCAATTTTCTATGTGCATTTTGAATGGAATAGTAAACAATACCGAATTGCCCAAAATGCCATGGATGCCATACAGGATGGTACCAAATACCAATACATGGATGGGTTACTCAATTTTGATTTTGCCGAGGTTGCCAATGTTGGTGGCGATGTGGAGGCAAACACCGTTGGCATACAATTGGCCATACCCGGTGCCGATGTTGTGGACACAACAAACCGTGGTTTGGGTTTGGATGGTTTGGCATGTGAATTTGGGTATTACATTTGGAGAAATGGCGAGATCGTACAAACATACGACAACCGGATCGTATTGTACCGTGGCGAGATACAACAACCACAATTTGGCGATCCATTTGAGCCCAACAATTTTGTATCATTTACCATTGAGGCCCAACCGTATGCCAATAATCAATTGTTGGTAAACACCGGGGTAATTGATCAACGATTCCCCGATCGTGATATCGATACGGCGGATGGCAAACCATACCCCGTTGTGTTTGGCACACCCGGCATATTTGATCAGGATGGTGAAACGCGGCGCGTATTTGCCACACCGGCGTATTGCATAAAAGAATACGATTCACACAGTGCCCATTTTATGGTCGCCGGCAATGATATTGTGGGCAATGGCGTTGTAACAGTTACGGATGAAAACAATAACAGTGCAACCAAAACGGCCATTGGTGCATTGGATGAATATGGCAACCGGTATTATTATATCGAGATCTTGCCATCCGATAACGTGGCCATGCCGGGTTACAGTGGATCGGGAGATTCCCGCCAATGGTGGGTACGGTGGAGCCAACCAACATTGCCAAACCGTTTTGGAGATGGTGGATTAACACGGGGTGGCGATGTACTATTATGGGCCATGTTGAGAACAGGCCAACGGATCGATACCGGGGCATTTGCCAACATTAGTGCGTTGTTAAACCGTTACCAATTTAGTGGTTTTATAAACGACCCAACCATGTACGCATGGGATTGGATACAGGGCAACATATTACCGTTGTTGCCAATTGGCATACGTATGGGGCCAAATGGTTTGCGCCCGGTGTTAGATCAATTGGCATACATAAACACGTTACAGGCCATTGCCCGTTGGCATATCGATCCAGATTCCGAGATCCAACAAATTACGGCGGTTACACAAACCAGTGGCACCGAGGATGTTGTAAACGATGTAACATTACGTTGGGGGTACAACGGTTTAGGTGATTCCATGGCCACATATTCCCGTTGTAGACACATACGACAAACGCCAAACGAGTTACAAACCGATGTTGCCAAAATCAGTGTAAACCGGTATGGCATCCGGCAAACCACCATGGAAACAAAATACATTTACGATGCACCCACGGCGGATCTAGTTACCCAAACAATGGTAATGGCCAATGCGTTGCCACGTTACCAGGTTACAGTACATGCAAATGTGCAATGGGGATGGGTGCAAATTGGTGATATAATCAGTGTAACCGCACCACGGTTGGCATTGACGACCCACAATTGTATGGTTGTGGGCAAACGTTGGGCCGGCCAATTGTGGGAATACACGATCCAATACCAGTTAAACCCCAATCTCGATTAAAGAATGATTGTATTTATTGACAGACAACACGCCGGCAAACCAAACAAATTGGCCGATCGTGGTGCCACATACGATATTGATGGCGATGCAACACCGGAGCGCGAGGCGATGATAACCGGGCAAATTGCGTTGGAATTGGAAAAAATTCTAATGTTATTTGGTTACTCGGTTATGCCCATATCGGATGGCACATACGCCGATCGCCACAAACGTGTAAACGAGTACGCCGCCATGTATCCCGATAAAAAATGTGTGTATTTGGCCATGCATTTAAACGCCGGTGGTGGATCGTATGGTGCATTTTTTCACCACCATGCCAGTACATCGGGGGAATTGTTGGCAAAATACATGGCCCAAACATTGGAATTGGCCAGCCTCGGTATTGAGGATACACGGGTATTGGCCGCCCGCCCCAATGATTGGACAAAAAACGCATTTTACACAATACGAGGTATTGGCCGCCCCGTTGCGATTTGTTGCGAACCGTGTTTTATGGATAATCCAGACCACGCCAAAATTTTAGATACCGCGGGAATACAAACAATGGCAATGGCAATGGCCATGGGCATTAAACAATGGGGGTTGCATGGATAACGAAACGATTTTACAGATTGCCACGGGCCCCGTTGCGGCGTTGGCGTTGTGTATTTTGGCCATTTATTTTGTGGCACGTTGGGTGGCCACACATTTGCCCAAATGGGTGGATCGGCATTTAACCCAAATCGATCGGATGGTGGATAGCCATAACGAGGATCGCAAAGTGTACAAAGAAAGTTTAACCGAGGTTAACAAAACATTGGTGACATTGCACGGCGATGTTGGCGAATTACAGGTCGATGTACGCAAATTACGAGCCGACATAATAAGGGAGCGGGCCCAAATGGATCCACGCTCCGTGCGTATTGATCTCAACCAATAAACAGGCGCAACGAATCGGGTGGGAATAAATCAAACGCCACCCGCACAAATACGGCCCAATCGCCACGTTTATTGTTTACGAGAAATTGGGGCAAATTGGGGTGGTTATCCGCAATAATGGTTACCAAATCCAATGTTTTACACACGGCCACATGCGTTTTGCCGTTGTGTGTGTGGGCCTCAATGGTGTATTTGGGCATTTTATCCCCATTGGCCCAATTGGTTACCAATTTCGTTAACTCAAAACGGCGATCGGGGTGCATCGTATTGTACCAACGTATTGCAAAATGTTGTTTGGGGGTGCCATCCCAAATGCGAGCGGCCACGGGTGTTTGGCCTACCATGTAATCGATCCCGTGTTTGGTATCGAGATCCGACCCCGCCATATCATGCCATTTTACAGGTGCGGGCCAACCGTTGTTTGCCAATACCGGTATTACATGTTGTGCAAACCGTTTGTGGCCCCGGCGTATGTTTTGTTGTACTGAATCCATGCACCTAACATAACATACCATGCCGTTGTACTCGGTAACGTTTATTGCAAGTTATCCACAAGATCACCACCGAATATGTAAAGTTATCCACAATTTGTTTACAAAAGATCGCCAATACAGAAAAAATACACAAAAGTGTTGACATACATAAATATACAGTGTATATATAAGTATACCCAATGGGTAATAACTGATAAATCACAAACCGAGGCACAAAATGATTAGAACATTAGTATCAAAATTAACACTTAATAATCCAACCCAACAAAAGATTGCAACAAATACACGTTTCGAAATGATCAAACAACACATGGTTATTGGCCACAATGAAAACGTTGTAGATTATGCGCAATTAATGGGTTGGAATTGTGTAGTAATTACAGATTGTAAACTAGTTTACATATTCGAGGCAGTAGATAACAACAATATGAACGTGTTTTATTGTGGCAGTGTAAAACAAAACCAAACCAACGAACAAATACTAAATGCATATAAAACTATTTCATCACTATAACAACAACCACGGGCCCCACGGGGCCCACCAACCAAAGGTAAAACAATGAATAAAATTTTAGAGACCATCGGATGCCACATTTTGTTTGCATGCGTTTTTATGGCGTTTCCAATCGCATATGCCGTTTTGGTACATTTGGCGGGGGTGTAATATGTTAGATATGAATAATGCAAAACACCGGGCGTTGGTAAAAGAGTATGGGCGCGCAAAAGCAAAACAAATGTTGGCCGGTGCCGGATTCGCCAAAACATTACACGCGGCGGTGGATGCCTCCAAATACACACGCCAACAATTGGCCGATCTAATTGGTTGTAGTAAACCGGCGTTGGATAAATGGTTGAATGGTACCCAATACCCCGCCGTGCATTTGTTGTGGCGTTTGTGCATGTTTGTACATTCAGAGCAAACCGAAATGGCATACATTGCGTACACCAAACAAATATCATTGGAGCGATAACCATGTGGAAATGTTTACACACCGGTATTATATTTGGCCCACCCGTTGCGATGGGTCGGCCTCGTATGACACGACAGGGCCGCGCATATACCCCGGCCAAATCACGCGAATACATGAACAACGCGATCGATCAAATTACAGACCATTGGGGTAATAAACCACAATTGGCAAACGAGCCGTTGCGGGTGCATTTGGTGTTTGTTCACAAACGGCCAAAACGTATTACGGCCACCGAGCGTGTACCCAAAACCACCAAACCAGATATTGATAATTTGATCAAAATGGTATTGGATGCGTTAACCAAATCGGAAATATGGACAGATGATAACATTGTAACCGAGATATGCGCAACGGATTGGTACGCCAACGAATACGAGCAACCCCATGTAATGTACAGTATTTACACCAAACAACCCCCATTTTGATCACAATACGACCCAATGGGGGTTGTGATTCCATCCGAGGCAAACAATGGAAATTACAACGTTTACGAATCTATTTAACACGCGCGGGGTACGCCAAACATGCACCCCGCCAATGTTGGCAAAGGCGTTAACCGCTCCAATGCCCAACCGAGGTGCAAAACAAAACATACCATTGTGGAGCCCAACAACATTTAATGGCACCCGTGCCAAATCCAATGCGGTGGATATATGGGCGTTGGTATTCGATATGGATGATGGCCTGACGGGTTTTGATTCATGGCGCATGTTTGGCGATTGGCAAGTAATCGCACATACGAGTTACAGCCACAAACCGTACCACCACAAATACCGCATTGTATTACCGTTGGCCAAACCAGTACCCGCACGGGATTGGGATCGGGCCTCAACCGCGGCCAATGAATTGTGGGCGCATGTTGTTGGCCGTGGTATTCCAGACCAATCCGCAATACATGACAATGCACGGGCCTATTATCGGTACTCGGTGCCCGATTCCATCGATGGCCCAACCCATCCAATGCACCCCAAACATTGGCACCAAACGGCGGTACATTTGGAGGCCCCGCAATTGGTATTGGAATATGGCCACATAAAACAGGCCGCCCCACGACACGTTGCCAAACCACGGCCAACAAAATTACGGGGATCCAGTGTAAAAACACGCGATATGGCAATGATGGATCCAGAGGTTCGATCAAAAGTGGCCAACGCCGTTGGTGCATCGATACAGGGCAATACGGCCCGCAACATCCAATGCCCACAATGCGGTAAACGTGAGGTTTATTTTTCAATCGATCCCACCATGGTTGGGGCCGTTGTGTGGCCTCGATGTAACCGCCAAGACAAATGCCAATGGTTTGGTACATTTGATCGATTATTGGGGGAATAATGAAACGCAAACGATTTACACGCCCGCCAAACATGACCCGCATGGGCAAATACATTTACAATACAATGTTTGATTGCAACATTGATTTTGAGGATATGGCCAACGGTTTGGGCACCACGGCCACAACAATACGAGGATATCTAATCAAACCAGTAATACCCACCAAACGCATTTTTGAGATGTGCTCCATATTGGCCAACACCAAAACCGAGTACGATCAAATGGTGGCGTATTGCATTACACATTTACCAGAGTACAACAAAACATATTGGAGATATAACAATGATTAACTTATATTTGGGTGATTCATTACAGGCAATGCGAGAAATGCCGGATAACCATTACGATTTGGCGATCGTTGATCCACCGTATGGCATGGGCGATAAAGCGTGGCAAGGTGGTGGATTGAAAATAAATGGCAAACACCAACCGCGGGCATTTTTTGATAACATTGAAAAGGGCGCGGCGTGGGATGTGGCTCCCGATTCTGAATATTTTGATCAATTGCGCCGTGTGAGTAAAAACCAAATCATTTGGGGCGGCAATTATTTTGCATCCATTTGGGCGCATGGTGGCCGTTGCGTTATTGCGTGGGATAAATGCCAACCGTGGCCCAATTTTTCGCAAATTGAATTGGCGTGGACATCATACGATAAACCGGCAAAATTGTGGCGATTCGATAACCGATATGCGGGCAAAATCCACCCAACCCAAAAGCCCGTGCAATTGTACCAATGGTTGTTGGATCAATTTGCCAACCCCGGCGATCGTATACTCGATACCCATTTGGGATCGGGATCTATTGCATGCGCCTGTTACGATTCCGGTTATGCGTTGGATGCATGGGAATTGGATCCAGAGTACCACGCCGCCGCCGTTGCCAGATTTACCGAGTATTCACGGCAAACAAAACTTTTTTAAAAAAGTTTGTTGTTATGGTTGCATACATAAATATACTGTGGTATATATAAGTATACCCAATGGGTAATAACTGATAAATCACAACCGAGGCAACAAAATGACACAAAAAGAAGTATTAAACGAATGGGCAAAACAATTGGCAAAATTAGATGATCAATCATTAATATTTGTATGGAACTTTCATACCGCACAGGGCACCACCACCGATCCCCAATTGTTGGCAGGTATCGCCGCCGAAATTATGAAACGCAATATCGATTTAACCAACCAATAACAACAACAAACCGAGGCAACAAAATGACACAATACAAACGTACCAAAATTGTAAAACTAGATACACCACGCACCCGTGTAACCCCACGCAACCAAACAATTACCCGTACACACGCCGTTATGGTATACGTGGCCGGTGAATGGAGCGAATTGGGCGCATACACAACCGTTGAAATTGCAAACCATTGGGCGCACAAATACCAAACCAATAATGCGATGTACAACCAATTTGCACAAACCGCGTTGCATTACCGCAAATACCCCGTAGTAGAATTTTAATCAACAACAACAACAACACGGGCCCCAATGTGGGCCCACCAACCGAGGCAACAAAATGATTACATTAGATGAAAAATACGATTTTTGCAATTCAAAAAACATTTACATGGATGGCGTGCAAATTGGCGATGTTTTAAAATATATCGATGGCACTTTTGAAATTAGAGTATCAAAACGTAATGGCACAACAACACGATACACAACAATTGTAACCAACAAAGAACAAAAAATTATTACACTTGTAACTAATTTTATTTGTGAACACCAATAACAACAACAACCGAGGCAACAACATGTACACAAAAATTACAAAACTAGATACCAACGCATTTGCATTACACATTTACGTTGCGGGCCAATGGGAATTAGAGGCAACATATCGAGATAATGAACAGGCACAACGCGTGGCGAATCTATACAAAACAAACAACGGTTTGCAAATGCTATTTACACAAAAGGTATTGCACCGCCGTAAATACCCAATCGTTTAACCAACCAGAGGTAACAACATGACACACGAACAAACACAAATGGCGTTGGATTTAAAAGAAATTGGCATAAATCCCGATGCATTGGCAAACACATTACAAGTTGATTACACCGAATTGTTGGATCTATTTCTCAATGGTGTTTTAATGGTGTTTTGTAATTTGGATGATATCCACCAATTTTACATTGAGGCCGGTATCGATGATGCAATGGATTTTTTATCCATGGAAATAAAAGCCAAAACAGTTGTATACACACAACACAAATTTTTTATGTGGCCATAAACCACAACAACCGAGGTAACAACATGACACAACAACAAATTGATACAATACGCCGTTGGGCATACGTACGCCAAACCGCATACGAGATTGGCCACGCCATTTATGTTTTGGCAAATGGCGATTACGACACCATGCAACGCATTTGGGATGCACCAACCGATACCGAGCGCGAAACCGTTTTGCAAATGGCATGGGGTACCGCCAAACCGAGTTTAAATACATTGTTTTGGGGATGGGGTAACGAGATTACACGCCCAACGGATGGTGGCCAATGAGTACAGATCAAACGTTTCAAATGTGGTTAGATTCCAAAATCCAGAAATTGGAATTGACCCGCACACAATTTGCCAAACATGCCGGCGTTGGGTACCAAACATTGCACCCGTGGCGATTAAACGAATACGACCCCCGCATGATTACATTGATCAAGGTATGCAAGGCCGTGGCCGCGTTGTACGATCAACCATTTGATGTGGTATTATTCGATGCCATCCAGACAACAAAAGCGTATAAAGAAACAACAACACCCGAGGTAACCAAATGAGTAAATTAGACAACATTGTAAAACAGGTTGGTATCATTGTAGACCATAGCCATTGCCCCGAATCGGGCCATTTACCCACATGGCATTTATTGCGCCGTACACCACCCAAATACAACAACGATGGCGAGATCACAAAATTGCCATGCGCGATCAATTGCCGGCACAATTTGGCGTTGGTACTCGAAAACGATCCCAAATACGAATCATTGGCATATTGCCAACATGCCGATCGTTTATTGTTTAACAATGAAATGATTGAGCCCGCGGATCTACAACAAATTGCATTGGATTTGGAGCGCGATTATCGCCTCAAATGCAAGGATAACGAATTGTTGGGCGCAATTGTACGGGTGGCCAACATGCAAACCGTTGAGCCCATTAAGGAATGGATCGAGGCGTTGCCAAAATGGGATGGCACACAACGCATTGGTGGCATGTTTACCAAACATTGGGGCGTTGAGGAACCGGCCACAAAAGAAGAACAACAATTTATACACACGTTGGCCAAACGTTGGATGGTATCTTGTATTGCACGGCCAATGGATCCCGGTTGCGATGTGCACACGGTGTTAACATTGGTTGGCCCAAAGGGTATGGGTAAATCCAGAGGGTTGCGGGCGTTAACCGGTAAACAATGGTTTAGTGATTCCAATATCAACATTACAAACAAAAGCGCATACGAGTTGTTGCACCAATCGTTGGTTTGGATTTGGGAATTGGCCGAGATGCACGCGTTGCATGGCCGATCGGCTAACAATGCCAAAATGTTTTTAACCAGTGCGGCGGATCGATACCGGCCAACATGGGGTAAAACACCGGTGCACCGTAAACGCCGTACCATATTTGTTGCCACCACAAACGATTATCAATTCTTATCCGATGGCCCCGAGCGGCGATTTTGGCCATTACAGGTGGTTAATAAAATCGATGTGGATTGGATTACGGATAACCGCGATCAATTGTGGGCCGAGGCGTTGCACTTGTACAAACACAACGAACAATGGTATTTAACGCCATCCGAGGAGGCCACGCTTGAAATGATGCAACAGGCGTATATCATATCCGATCCATGGGCCACCGCCGCCCAAATGGTTTTGGAGAATGAGAACCCCAACACCCATGCCACAACGGATGCCATTATGGATGCGTTGGAGATTCCACAGGCACAACGCAATGTTGGTTATAGCCGCCGTATTTCTCAAATATGCCGTGATCTCGGTTATCGAATCAAACAAACCAAACATGGCCGGGTATGGGTTAAAAAGTAACACATTGGCCGTTGGCAATTTGTTGGCCACCGTTATTGGCTATATTGTACCCACACACCAACATGGGGGTATGATATGGCCAATTTGGCATTTATAGACACCGAGACCACGGGATTGGATGCAACCCGGCACGAAATAATTGAGATCGCAATAATTGTTTGGGATGGCGTAAAATTGCGAGTGTATGAGCAACGCATATACCCCAAACACATCCACACCGCCGATCCCGTGGCGTTACAAATTAACGGATACAACCCCGATGATTGGGCCGCCGCTCCGTATTTTAATGAACAGGCCCAAACAATTGCCGATCTGTTATGTGGGTGTACCGTTGTTGGCCACAATGTACAATTTGATTTGGCATTTATCGAGCGGCAATTAAAGGGTTGCAACATCGCAATACCACGGTATCGAGTTGTGGATACATGCACGTTGGTACATGAGCATTTAATCCCGATTGGATGCCCCGGCCATGGTTTGGATAAAGTGCGGGCATTTCTCGGTTGGGTACGGCCAGATGCACATACGGCGTTGAGTGATGCCATGGATTGTTACCAATTGTACAAACTATTGGTGCGGGCATCCGTTTGGCAACGATTCAGAATATGGGCCAACGTACATTGGCGAGCCATAAAACAACGTTGGATAAACAGATAGAAACAGATATAA